TCCTCAGCAAGTTTTGCTTTTAATCTAAGTTTTTCAATTTTATCCATTGTCTTTATCTTTGTTTTCTTGTCTCAAATAGTACCAACGTTGTGCGGTATATCCGATACTAATTATAAGTAGTGAGATTTTTAGCACTGTATCGATTTCGGTCATAGAGATTGTTAGCGTCCCTGCGTTAATAAGGTATAATTTTAAGTCTTGCATTGTCATCATGGGGTTACCAGGTTTTACAGGCCCAATATCTTGCTTTCCATCTTGGACCTGGATTATCACATTTATGTCTAGCCCTAAAAGACTTTCTTCTACTAGGGATATTTTTTTTAATTTTCATGTTAGGGTCCCCAAAGTGAACGACAGTAACTTTTCCGTTAGGTTTTTTTACATAAACCTTACTTTTTTTTGCTGCTCGTTCTGATTTCATCACTTTATTGAGCGTAACGCTCTTACCCTGATACAGTGCCATAACAATAAATTAAAGGGTAAATATAAAGGATGCTATAATTATAGGCCTAATAATTTTATACTCAATACACTGTCTTAAAACTCGAACCTAAATTATGATAAGCCCTTGAATATTATATTTTATTTTTACCAAAAACCAACAATATGTCTTTAACTGAAATCTTCAATATAGAAGACTTTAAGAAAATGATATTTAATCCGTTTAAGGTTAAGGGATCATTGAAAAAGAAGTATCCAAAAATGAAAATGTTTAGTAGTTTTCAATCTGCTGAAGATCAGATGATTGCCTATGTTCTTTACATGTATGATCAAAATACACCAATGAAAGAGCAGTTCCCTGATTTAAAAATTAGAAAGGAACAAGCCGCAATTTTATCTGGGTATGATCTTGTTAAAGATAATGAGAAATTACATGAAATGTTTTTCTTTCAATCATCTAAAATCATTGATATGGTAGATGAATTTTTAAGAAAACAAAATAATAGAATATGGTCAATGATTGTTTCTAATGAACAAACTTTTTTTGAATACCAGAAAAAACTATTAAGTCCTGTTGAGGGTGACAGAGATAAAGACATTTTACAGGCTTTACAAATTAAGTCGAAAATAATGGATGATCTAAATACTATAAATGATAGATTAGATTCATACTATATGAAATTGTATGGCGAAGATCAAGAGTTATTAAAAACTATAAAAGCGGATAAAAGACTTACACCAGAATTTATTGCAAATTTATGACAGTAGATATACAAGGGGTAGAATTTACTTTGCCGCCAAAAGGTAAAGTATTTAATATCATAAACAAAGAAACTGAAAAAAGACCTATAATAACTAGTTCTTCAAAAAAGGTGGACCAAGTTTGGATAAGAACACAGTTACCAGAAAACTATGAATATAAAAGAAAAGAAGAATTAGCCAAGCAGTCAGAAGATAAAGATTATTTTGATGTAGAGTTAGAAAATTTTAGATCACAAGAATGGGATAGAAGGTTAAATGGGGTATGGTTTATGAATAATGGAAAGCCTGAGTATATAACAGGAATGCATTATTTGTTTCTAAATTGGTGGAAAATAGATATCGGATATCCAAATTTTAGAAAGGTAGATCAAGAATATTTTTATTTTTTACAATCATGTATTGATAATCCTGATTGTTTAGGAATGATAGAATTAACAAAACGTAGACAGGGTAAAACTGTAAGAGCAGGAGTGTTTATGTTTGACTTAATATCAAGATCAAAAAACAAAAATGGAGGCATACAATCAAAAACAGCAAGCGATGCTAAAAACAATGTTTTTGCTAAATCTATTGTAGGGCCATTTAAGAAGTTGCCAGATTTCTTTAGACCAGTATATGATCAGTCTAAAGGAGTTACACCAACTTCAGAATTAAGATTTTATAGAACAACTAAGCGTGGGCGAAAGTCGCTTGAGGACTTAGGTAAACCAGAACTTGAATCACAAATTGATTGGAAGAGTTCAGATAAATATGCATATGATGGAACAAAAATTCACCGATACCTTGGGGACGAGGTTGGTAAAACTATGGAAGTTGATGTCTGGGATAGGCATAATGTTGTACGTTTCTGTTCGGAACTGGATGGCGAGTACATTGGAAAATTACTTTACACAACCACTGTTGAGGAAATGGAATCAGGTGGTGAATCATTTAAAAAACTTTGGGATTCAAGTAACCAGGAAGATAGAAATATTCATGGTCGTACTCCCAGTGGATTATTTCGATTCTTTACACCCTCTTTTAAAACCTTATACTTTGACAAATATGGTCATGCAGATGAAAAACGTGCTAAGGAGTATTATTTGGCTGAGCGTTCAAATCTTATTAATGATGATCGTGCTTTGTCTAGTATTATTCGAAGGAATCCGTTTACTATTGAAGAGGCTTTTCGTATAGATGGAGAGAGATCTTTATTCAATGCAATGAAATTAAACGATGCAATTGATCGTATTTCATGGAATGAAAACCTATATACTAAAGGTAATTTTGAGTGGGTTGGAGAAAAAGAAACTGGACATGTAGAATTCAAACCTATGTCTAACGGTAGGTTTAAGGTATCGTATTTATTTGATGATTTCAAAGATTCTAATAATGTAATAAAAAGAGGTAAAAATTACTTTCCAACTAGAAAAGGTGAATTCACTATGGGATGTGACCCTTATGATCATGACAGTACTGTAGATCAAAGAAGATCAAATGGAGCCTTCTATGTGTACAAGAAACACAACTCAGTATCAAATTTTTATGACAGTTCATTTATAGTTGAATATATTTACCGACCAAGTACCGCAAGACAATTTTACGAAGATGTTTTAAAGTGCTGTCACTATTATTCTTGTGATCTCCTGTTTGAGGATAACAAGATTGGTATAAAAAATTACTTTGAAGATAGAGGTTATTCTGCCTTCTTAATGTATTTACCTGGTAGTGCTAAACCTGGTATGAGTGGGTCTGTAAAAACACACCAACAAATAGCAGAAGTAACAGAAGACTATATAGAAAATAATGTTGATAAGGTTTGCTTTCCAGAATTGTTAAAAGACTGGTTAGAATTTGATATAAGTAAAACAACAAAATTTGATGCGGCAATGGCAGCAGGATATACACTTATAGCAGACAAGAATATACTCTTAAAAAATTACCTAAGAAAAGGAAATTTAGTTGAGGCAAAAAATATGTTTAAAAAGTTTAAGGTAGGATGATAAAACACAAAGAAAAAGCAAACTATCCAAACCATAATATTGACCCTTCTGAAAAGGGCAAGGATTGGTGTTTGTCATACGCTAAAGCAGCGTGGTCAGATTATACTAATCATGGGACACAATCATTTCATAATAATAGAGGCACATATCCTAAGATAAAAGACTACGCACAAGGTAATCAGTCTATTAATAAATATAAGCAGTTATTGAATGTTGACGAATCAGACAATGAAAGTTGGTTTGCGATTGATTGGACAGTATTACCAATTGTTCCAAAATTTAGAAGAATTGCTTTAGGTAAATTAAGTAAATCAGAATATAACATTACAGCAACTCCTATAGATGCATTGGCTCAATCTGATATAGAAATGTATTATAAGAATACAAAAGCCAAAATGGATTTAAGAAACATGGCTGCTAAATCTATGCCTGGTATAGAAGAGTTTAGTGCACTTAAAGCAAAACCACAGGATCCACAAAATGATGAGGAATTAGATATGCATATGGCTTATACATATAAGCATAATGCTTCTATTGAAATGGAACAAGGGATTGATTTAATCTTTCATACAAATGATATGGAGGAAAAGAGAAAACAAATAAATGAATGTCTATTTGATTTTGGTGTAGCAGGATATAAAGAGTTTATAGATAGCAATGGTGCTGTAAAAATAAGAGTTATAAATCCAGGTAAACTTTTAATTTCTCATTGTAATAAAAGAGATTTTTCAGACAAAATACATATTGGAGAAATTACCGAGATGTCTATTGCGGACTTAAAACAAAGAGCAGGCAATCAATTTGATGAAAAAGAATATCAAGATATAGCAGACAGACATTCAGGAAGACAAGGAGATACTAAAATGTTTCCTAGTAATAAAAAGTTTTACAAGCACTACGATGATAGAAAAATATTAGTTTTAGACATGGAGTTTTTCTCTGTAGATCAAATGGTTCATGAATCAAGAACAGATAAAAGAGGAAATAAAAGATTTGGTAGAGCAGGATATAACAGTTACAATAAAAAGAAAAATAAATTTATAAGATCATCATATAAAACAGTTTATAAAATATCCTGGATTGTAGATTCAGATTACTGTTTTAATTTTGGTTTGTGTACTGATATGAAAAGAGTCAAGTCAAACTTGATGGATACAGATTTATCTTATCATTTATTTTCACCAGACTTTCATAATATGAAGCCACTAGGTATAATGGAACAATTAATACCTATTGCAGATCAAATACAAATATCATGGTATAGGCTTCAAAATACAATTAATCAAGCAAGACCGAAAGGTATAATGATTGAACTTGGTGCTTTAGAGGATATACCTTTAGGAGCAGGTGGTCAACAAATGAAACCTATGGATGTAATAGACTTATTTAATAAGACAGGTACGCTTGTATATAGAAAAAGTGATATCGGAGGTAAGCAAACAAATTACAAGCCAATAGAGGAGTTAGAAAATGGATTAGGTAGAGATGCTATGACTTATTATCAAGTTATACAGAACAACATTGAAATGATTAGACAAATAACTGGTTTAAATGAATTCACTGATGGCTCAACTCCTGATGCTAGGTCTTTAACAACTACTGCTAAATTAGCAGCCCAAGCAACTAATAATGCTTTAGCACATATAGAACAAGGAGAAAGAAGACTTTTAGAAAGATTGGCTTCTGCGGTAATAGTTAGGTTGCAAGATTCAGTAAAGAAAAGACCAATAGAAGGTTATATCAGATCATTAGGTAAAAACACAATGGATTTTTTCAAAATGACTAATACCGTATCTAAACACGAGTTTGGAGTGAAAATTGAAGATAGACCAACTGAAGAACAAAAAGCAAGACTTATGCAAATACTACAGGCTAGTGTTGCACAAGGACAAGTAGATTTTGAGGATGCTGTATTTATTGAGCAAATAACAAATTTAAAACAGGCTCAACAAGTATTAGCATACCGTATAAAAAAGAAACGAGAAGAAGCACAGCAACAGGCTATGCAACAGCAACAGCAAAATGGACAGATACAAATGCAATCTGCACAGTCTGCTGAACAGTCTAAGCAGCAAACTTTGCAAATGGAAATGCAGGCTAAAATGGAAATGGAAAAACTTAAGGCAGAACTACAATCTCAATTACAAAAAGAGAAGTATCAGTTCGAACTAGAGTTAGCAGGCATGAGAGAGCAAGGTTCAAGTGAAAGAAGTTTAATGGATAATTTACCAACAAAAGAAGCATTCATGGCAGGTATGCAAGAGCAGCCACAAGAAGAACAAGTACCTGGAGGAATGCCTCAACCACAATAATAAAAACAAAACAATTATAAATTATGGAAGAAGAACAATTCGATTTATCTGAAGTCAAAGTGATGGATGAGAATGGTGAGGCACAACCAGTTGAGATTTCACAAGAAGAAACAACAGAAGAGCCAACTGAAAACAACAACGAAGAAACAACATCGGATGTTGTAGAGGAACAAAGTGAGCCACAGGAAGAAGTAGAAGTGGCACAAGAAGAAAATGATGAAGAATCAGACACGTTAATTGACGATGATTCATCAGGTAGTATGCTTGAAGATACTGCTGAGTTATTTGAACAACTAGATGGTATATCAAAAGACTTGACAGATGGAAAAGCAGAAACATTAGAAGACTTTTTTGACGAGTATAAAAGGATGAGAGATTCATCTGGTACTCAATTTAAAGATGACTACATTAAAAATGCAGTCGAATATTACAATAAAACTGGATCGCTTACACCGTATTTAGAAGCAACTTCAGTTAACTATGGGGAAATGTCTGACGAACAAATCATGAGACGTGAACTAGAACAGGCTAACCCTACCCTATCTGCAAAAGCCATAGAGCGTTTGTATAATAGAGACATAGTTAACAAGTATTCTTTAGACGAAGATAAGTATGATCAGGAAGAGGTAGAACTTGGTAAGGAACTTCTGCAAGCAGATGCGACTAAACTAAGAAATAAGTTTGTTGACGAACAAAAAAACTTTACTCAACCTGAACAAAAAGAGACTGAAGATACTGAAACTGTAGACAATACTGAACAATTAGAAAAGTGGACAGAAACTGTTTCAACAAGTGATTACACTAAAGACGTGATGGATAACAAGCGTATTTTAATTAATTACAATGATGAAAAATTTTCTTATGAAGTGGAAAATCCTGAAGAGTTAAAGGCTATGACAGTTGATAACAATAAGTTTTTTGCACTTTTTAAAGATGATAAAGGTCAAGTCGATTTTGACAAATGGTATAGAGTATTGGCTTACGCTTCAGATCCTGAGGTTTATGACTCATCTCTTATTGCACATGGGCAAGAAATAGGACAAGAAAAGGTTGTTAAAGATTTAAAGAACCCAACTAAACCTACAAAAAGCACACAGCAATATAAAACACCATCAAGTCCTTTAGAAGGATTAATTGGTGCACTGAGTAGAGGTGACTCAGATGTTAAAATAATTCGTTAAATAAAATTAAAAATTAAAAAATGGAAAATTCTAGTTATATAAGTTCTCTATCATTCCTACAACATTCATTTGTACAAGGGAGAGAGATCTTATCAAGCGTCTTAGACGTACAAAACGAAGAGGAAGGATTCCTTGACGTTATGCAGGCATTAGGCAAATTAAAGCCTACTAGCCAACCAGTATACCATGCATTCGTAAACGAAGCATTGTATAAGGATAATGTAATCACTGTTTCAGAAGCAGGATCAGGTACAGGCAAACAAGCAGGTATTGCAACTTCAGCAAGAGGAAATGCAAGAGTTGGTGACTTAATGATGGGAGTATCAGGTAATGTATATTTACTTACTGCAATTGCTTCAAATGGAGACATTGACTTTGTACCAGTAGATGGTGCAGGTATTGCAACTGATTACGATGCAAGTGGTGATAAATTTGTTGTATTCTCGAATGCACAAGGTGAAGGATCTGGATCTCCAGACCCAATCAAGTATGGCCTTACAAAGCAGTCTAATAGAGTGCAAATCTTTAAAAACAAATACAGAATCTCTGATGTTGCTAAAGCATCTAAGATTACTGTTGAGTATAAAGGTAAGCCTTACTTCATGTACAAAGGTACTTACGAAGCATTACAAAGATTTAGAGGTGATATCTCTAATGCTTTAATGTTTGGTGCAGGATCTGGTGACTTCTACGCAGGAGCATCTGTAGGAGATATGGCAATTGGCGGAAATGCAGTACAAACTACTAA